GATTTAGTTCCAGTATAAGCAGTTTCATCAACACTGCCACTTCCATCATTAATATCTTTTAAAGCAAAAGGTCTACTACTTCCATCACTTCCAGATATAGTACCAGTTAAACTAAAAGAACTATCCGTTGAATCTCTGTCTTCAGTATTCGTAGCACCAGCAGATACTGTTGCACTAAACGGATTTCCACCAGATAACACACAGGGTATTGCTAAATTGTTTGTAAATATAAATCGTCTGCCTGCTGTTGGTCCGTTTATATCTATATTTTTAATTGAATTAAAAGCACCTCTACCTTGATTCATTGCAAAAACTAATTTACCAGTATTTACATCCACAAAAGCATAAAAATTAAAAGTACCTGAATTACCATTGTTAACACCAGATATTACACTATTCCACTGCATATATCTATATGTGACACCACCTATAGAATGTGTTGAATTTACACTTGGTCGACTTGCAGTACCACCATCAAATGTACCTGTGCCTCCAGTACCACCCGAAGTTGATGGACCCATAATACGACCACTTATTGGTGTACCGTCTTCCATAAAGGCATGAGTAAAAGACATCCCAAAATCAGATCTATCAAGATTTGTCATAGACGTTCCACCAGCAATAGTTGTATTAGCAGTCGTGTAATATGTTCCATGAACTAAAAACCCCTCATTAGAATTGGTTGAAGGATTTTTAACAGTCGTGTTACCGTCACCAAAAGGACTAAAGCCAGTTGGTGCACCTAAACCTGTATCTATAGTAACATTTACATCTAATAACAAAGTATCAAAAGTGTGTGTGTCTGTTTGAACCACAACCGTAGAGTTGTCGGCTTCGCTAATTGTAGTATTAGCACTTCCACTAGATGTAAATGTTTTTAGTGTAGACTGCACATTGCCACTGCCTTTTAATTCTAGTGTTGTGCTAGAGTTTGTTGTTAAAGGCGAACCAGATGAATTTGTAATGTTATTACCATTTGTATCTAATATTATTTTTTTATGTGCAGAGTTATTATCTAAACTTAAATTACCACTTATATTATCAGACAATCTAAAAAACTGTATTGGAAGTTTAGTCCTATCACCAGCTTTAGTGTTCAAGCTTCCACTTGAGCTAACTTCGGTAAATCCTACGTTTGATATTAATGGTATTGCCATGTATCACCTAAAATTTAATTGATTCTACAAAAGTAAAAATAGTTCCGTTCTGATTTATTGCTATTGCAAAAGATACCGAACTACCAAGACTTACACCTTGTGAATTAGACGGATAACTCAAAGTTAATGTATTAGATGAACTTGTCTTATCCACAATTATATACTGACCTATTGCTAAACTACCAATCGCCAAAGTTAAAGCTACGTTGTTGCTAGATGTATCTACCTTTTGATATATAGATTGTGCTGACGATGGTGTAAGCGTAGCAGAAGAAGACGTTATGGCACTAGGCACTGATACAAGATTAGCATTAAAGTATGTAGAAAACGTAGCGGCAGTGGTCTGTCTCATTGTGCCACCATCATTTGTTACGATACCATCTCCATCTGCAACTGCTGTAGTTCCAGCACTTGTGTCTCCATCTACAATATTTAGTTCTGTTGCAGTAGATGTTACAGCAGAACCACCTATCCTTGGACTTGCTAAATCTAAAGCTGAAGTAACATCAACAACTGCTGCACCAGATCCTGCACCATCTGCGTAAATAATTTTTTTAGATCCTGCCGCCAAACCAACATTACCGCCAGATCCTTGCGTAAAAGTTATACTCTGATTAGTGCTGTTCTGAACAACATAAAATTTATCTTGGTCGTTAGGAGATATTGTAACTGTATTAGTACCAGACGGAGATCCTCCAAAAACAAGAACCTTAAATCCGCCA